ATGGCCTGTTTCATTCTTATATCAGTATCAATTTTAATCCCTAAGTCGTCAAAAAGTTTGTAATCCTCAGCAATTCGTTCGGCCACCTTGCGGGGGTTTTTTCCACGTTCCCTAATGGCCTCACTCCAGGCCTTGAATCCCGCCCGAACTTCGTCCGCTTTCGGTTTTATTTCTTTGGCCGGATCAATCAAGATTTTTCCGGGGGTAAAAATATCGTATTCGAGGGATTCCGTCGGTAATAAGGACATGGCCTTCAAATAATTTTTAAAATCGTCAATCAGCGGCATAATAAATTGTTTAATGAGAATATCTTCTTTCAATTTTACCATTCGACGATCCGCATTTAATTGGCTTTGCCGGGCGGCCGAATAATTGGCGTCGCTATGATTAGAAGCAAGCGATTCGTAAGGAACTCCGGTTGTGCCGGCAATTTTTCTCAAAATTCCCTTATCAAAAGATTCGTAATCGGTATTTTGTGGCGCATCGGAAAAGGTGACATCTTTACCGGTGGGAAGGTTGTAAATCGTGCCGCTTTGAATTTCCGAATCATAATCAAAATCCCCTTCATTATTATCAGTAGTGGCCTCAAGGGATACTTCGGCACTGTTGTCATGGACAAAGGCCGCGAACATGGCGGCCACAATTTGTTTTGTCAGTTGGGATTCGTCGAGCAGTTTTCCCAGGTGGCCATAAATGATTGCGGTTCCAATGAGGGGCCAACCCCGCCTAAACCTAATCTCTTTACGGTTATAAACGTGATGCACTTCGTCCGCAGGGATAAAAGTTCTTTTGGCACTGGAAAAGGAAAAATAATTGAGTAGATTTTTTTGCGAATAATCGTCCTCATAAAAAATATAACCCAGCTTTCGGCCCTTCTTGTTGTAACCGATGCCGTCAATATATTTGGCGTCCTCGGGGGCACCTTCGGGCGGTTTACTCATGCCCGAACCTAGCGTTAAATTGTCGGCCAACTGGTCGGCCGGGCACAATTGGTATTCCAGGCCGACTTCCCGGGAGGGATCAATTCCCGCTTTATAACTGCGCTTTATAAAGACTTCGCCGGCGACGGCAATTTCTTCCATAACTAATTTTTGCATTTGATAAAAATCTAATTCCCCATCTGCGGAAAAATCCCGGGATTCAACCCAAGAATCCCATAATTCATTGGCCCGTTTGGCATGACTTTTTGTCGAATGGCGAAATTCTACATTTATGCCGGGGCCTACAACAAAAGTTGAGATCTCCCCTACTAATGCGGAAATGACAGGTGAATTAACTGCCGACTCACGGCATCGTTTGCGAATTAAAGAGAGATTGTTGCTGCGCAAGTCGCCTAATAGGGTTTCATAGCGTGGCCGCCAGGCCGCGAATTTGCCCTTTAATGAGGCGGCCGCTAACTCTCGTAAGCGGGGATCAATCGACTCTTTTGCTGGGTTTTTCCCCTGCTTTTTAGCGGTTTTTTTCTTTTTAAATGGCCACACTGTTATTCTTTTAGTGCCGGGTTGTGGGCACGACCGCCCAAGAAACTTCTTTTAGAAAAATTGACTCCCTTTAAATCTCTTTCCAGGGCAATAATCAATTTTTTCATATCAGTCAGGGATCGGAACTCGGTCGTTTTGTCGCCATGCTTTACTGTCATGGCCCCCGACGCATAGGCGGCCTTCAAATCGGCAAGTTGTGCTGCGGTAAATTCCATAATGATTTTATTAGGCCACAAAAAAGGGGGGATTTCAACTATTCAAAAATGAATTAGAGGCCAATATCAACCCCTCTTTTTTTCTTTTTTCCGGTTAATTTGGCCACATTTTTAGATTTTTCTTCTTCTTTTATTCGTTTTTTTCTCTCTTTTTTCCTCTCATTGTAATCGACCGCATCAACTTTAATCAAATAGGCCGCCGCCAAATTATAAACGGCCAAATCGAGGGCCTCATTGCGATCCCGCAATTGTTTCCAGACCTTTTTGGCCCTGTTTGTAATTTTATTGCGTACGGTAATTAATTGTTCGGAACAAAGTTGCAGGAACCATTCTTTTTCATATGATTTTGGATAAAAGATTTTTCGCCAAGATTGGGGATTTTGATAATCTTCGGTTTCCATATTAAAAGTTGAATAGATTTTCTTTTTTAACAAACTCGTTCCCACCTTATAAAAAAAGAAACCGTGCCGGGTAAATTTCTTCCCCCCCCTTCTCAAGACGGCCTTGACAGGTTGGGAAATTGCAAAAGGTTGTTCGTCTACCCCCTTAATTGGGGAAATGATTCTTCGATCAAACATTTGGCAAAAAGAATAAACGTCGGCAGTATCATAACCGCAATCAATTAGCGTTTTATCTATTTTATGTTTGGTCTGAAAATCATAACTGAGATATTCCTTTTCCATTTTTGCTTCTAAATCTTTCCTTGCGTCGGAATCACCGATGGCCCCTGGAATGATTCCTTTTTCAACCGAATGAGACACCATATGTTTTTGCCAAGAACGAACTTCAAAAACTAAATGGTCTTTTTGGCAATCAACCGCCATTGTAATCGCAATAGTATCATTGGGAACGAACCCTTCCCGATAATCCAGGGTTGTTTTGGCCATTACTTCTTTCCAATTGGCACTTTCCCCTTTTTCCTGATACGTTAATGCTAAAACGGTATTGGTAAAAACTTTTAATTTCTCAATATCTTCTTGCGCTTCTTCCTTATCTTTTAAAATATCGGCCCATTTAACAAACAAATAAGGGGCATACAATTGCGACAAATGGAATGAGTAGTGTTCGGTTTTCTCATCTTTTGTTATCCATTCGCCATTGTCCAAAAGGAACTTTTTAAAAATGCGATCATCAATTTTTTTCTCACAAACTTCGCATTCCAGGCCTTCTTCTGTGAGATTTTCCAATTCCAAAGTTTGCTTCCAGGAACAAAAAGGGCAGGGAACATGGTAATAAAATTTTGTGCCCTGGAGGAATGAATCTTCAATGGGGGAATCGTCTTTTATTGTTGGCGTTGAAGATTCTAAAATAATTGTATTATGAAAAGTTGTCGTTCTTTTCATGGCCAGTTTCATAGGTGATCCCTCCCCCGCCACATCCCGGGTATACCGATCGGTTTCGTCGAATAATAAATCACGAATTGGGGTTGAGGCCAAATCGGAAGGGGAGTTGCTACCGACAAACATAACAAATCCACCTGGCAAATTTTTAATGGCCATCGTTTGGGAAACGGCCTTTCCCGAAGCATCAAATAGTTTTCGCCTAATTACGTCGGTATCCTCAAACATGGGGCCGGCCCTTTCCCGGGAAAAGGTGATCGCATTTTTAATTGTGGGCATAATAAACATCATCGGCCCCGGGAACATATCCTGCCTATAAAGCATAAAATTAAGAAGAAATTGGGTTTTGCCCAATTGGGAACCGAACATTAAAGTAATTTTTTTGACCTGACTATTATCGATACATGAATAAACAAATTTCATGTAAGGCGTAAGGGCCAAATTGAAAGGGCCGGTTTTGGCCGCGAATTTGGAACTCAGAGAAATATTTTTCCGGCACCATTCCTCAAAATTTAACCTCTGGGGGATTCTAATTTCGTCCAAAAAAGACCGAACTCTCATTTTGTCAATCTTTCAATTTTAGAATGCAGCGTTTCTAATTCGTCGACGCAAAAATCATAAATGGCCTTATCTAATTCGGGATTGGCCACCACCGTAACAAGACGGGAGGGCATTCCTTCTAAATGGGAACGAATTTCCAGGGCCAGCGTTCGCAATACATTTTCATGTTCCCCAACTAAAAGATATTGTTCAGCGTGTTTTCGATTCCTAATCACCAAGGTTTTTAATTCTTCCCTTTTTGTGATCTGCGCTAATTCACTATAGGACATTGTGTCGATTTGTTCTAATAAATCTTTTTTTTCCGGTTCCGGTTCGGCCTCAATCTTTTCCGGCCCCGCCTGCAATTCCAAAGCGGCCTTAGCAGCGTCTTCCAGGTTGTGAAAATAGAATGCCCGCTTCCTTTTTATGCCCAGGGAACCGAAGTGCCCGAGTTTTACCCAATGGCGAATTTTGGCCACCGAAATGCCGGTCTTTTCCGCAACGTGTTTTGAAGTGAATCCACTACTCATTTGGAGATCCTTTTAATTTGATAATTGTAAATAAGGGCCTCAGTTCGGGCCTCTTTTTTTAGGCCAGCATTTTTCACGGCCGCGGTGTTTAGAGTATTTTTTTTTGATATATGCCAGCGGGGATCAATCTTCATTCCATTCTTAAGATAACAGGAAAGCAAAAACTTGCCCTTGATACCCTTTAAAACGGCCAACATACGGTTAAAATCCCCAGTAGTGTACCCCGAATAATCCCCCTGGTCAGTATCGGGGTAAGGGGGATCAAGATAAAAGAACGTATTAGGGCCATCCCATTTCTTTATTAGGTTGATAGCGTCAATATTTTCTATGACTACCCCTTTCATTTTGTATTGAATATTGTTCATGAGTTCAATTTTGTCGGCCTGCCGATGAGGGAAGCGGTTGCCTGAAGTCGCTTTAAATGGATTTATGGCCCAACCCCCGGTAAGGATTCCTGCAAACGATTGCATTGAACAGACAAAGAAAACCCTGGCCATCTCTAAACGTGAGACTTTCTTTTTTTGCTTATAAATGGCCTGGCAATAGGAATGTTCTTCCCGGGAATATGGCGTTGCCTCTATAACTCTAATCAGTTCCGACGCATTATCCCGATATTGCTGCCAAAAGTTCGTAACGAATGGATTAGTGTCATTTATCACTTGAGTTTTTACCCGCCTTATTCGGGCAAAGAACACGGCCAGGCCGCCAGCAAAAGGTTCCACATAGCAATCATGCGGGGGGAAATGAGAGATAACCCATTTAGCAATATTCTGTTTGCCCCCATAATAAGTAATAGGTGTTTTATTATTAATCATTTCGGCCCAGTGAATAGTTATAAATAAGGGCCTCAATTCGCTTTCCTCTTTCCCTTAAGTCATGCCTTTCCGAATAACAAATAGTTTCCTTATAGGATTGATTCCATTGCGAGGCAATTTCCATTCCCTTTTTTAGGTAGCAGGAAAGTAAAAACCTTCCTTTAATGCCCTTTAAAAGGGAAAGCAGCTTATTAAAATCTTTTAAGGTGTATTCACCTTTATAACCCCGCTGATAAGTATCGGGGTAAGGGGGATCAAGATAAAAGAACGTATTGGGGCCATCCCATTGAGAAATGACTTTTAATGCGTCACGGTTTTCAATGTAAACTTGCCTTAAGCGATAAGATAGCAATCTTAACTGTTCAGTTTTTCTTGCAAACCCTTCAGGGAGGCTAACGCCACGGCCCACCCCCCAGGTGTCCATATTAGCGGCAAAGGATTGGGAACATAAAACAAAGCAGGCACGGGCCTTTTCTAAATCATTGGCCTTAACTTTGTGGTGATAGATTTCCCTACAGTAACTAAATTCTTCCCGGGAATAAGGGGTTGATTCCAAAACTCTAATCAGTTCTTGCGCATTATCCCGATACTGCTGCCAAAAGTTAGTAATAAAAGGATTGTTATCATTAATCACTTCGGTCTTTACCCTACGCACTCGGGCAAAGAACACGGCCAGGCCGCCAGCAAAAGGTTCCACATAGCAATCATGCGGGGGGAAATGAGAGATAACCCATTTTGCAATATTCTGTTTGCCGCCATAATAAGTAATTGGCGTTTTTGATTTAATCAATGCAGTTTTTCCCTATTTTGAAATTTTGCCCAAAAATTTGTTGCCACCGGCAGCTTGCCCGCC